ATCGGACAGCCCTCATTCATTCAATGGACCGGGCGCGGCAGTACCGAATGGGTTGGGGGATATTACGCCGGCGGAGATGGTAAAAAAGAAGTGGACTTAATTTTCTATCGCGGAAATGAATCCGATCTCATTCACGAATTCAGACTCGGCCCACTGCCTGAGCCTGAGGAGGTTACACCCATGACAGATTGGAATTATCAAATCACGCCCAGGAATTCCGACGGGTCCAATATACGCCCGGTCCCGAATTTGAGTCAAGCGCCGATCGGCCGGCTCCCCTTTGGTCGCTTTGCTTATGGGATGAATGCCCCATATAAAGAAGGGACTCAAGAGGAGTGGCTCCCGATCATGGAAGCAGATGGACAATCCATTACCGGATGGGTTGCCGCGCGTCATTTGGGAATCGTGTACGCCATAATCACCGTATTACATGAGCCGACTCCAGATCCGAATCCCACACCAACACCCACACCGCCGGCGGAGGAGTTCCATATAGAAATAGATATCGTCAATGGACAAATCACCGGGCATATATCCGGCGTGGATAAATTCGGGACTCCCTTTGATCATTTATATTGATCGATGAAATTCACGATTCATGTCAAGCAAAGTATTCAGACGTTACCGCCTGGCATATGGGCGTTTGTCTTGCATGATTACCAGACGGAAGTATATAACCATCTCCCGCGGCCGCTGTTTGATCCGAACGATAAATTAAAAGATGATCTCGGATGGCCCGAGATGTGCCCGCTGGCTCCACGCCTGGGAGTCAAATTGACTCGCGATCTCCAATGGTTTTGGGTCAAGCAGTTGGTTCTCTCCAGGTATGGAATTGAATTAGTCGAGCATAAACAGGATGGGCATACCATCACGATTGAAAATGAATTTTATACAAAGCTGACCAGGGACCGACAGGAATATATTAAGAATGCCTGGGCGGGATTGACCAAACAACAGACGGCATTTACAAACGGCCGCGGAACGGATACCGGAGTCGACTATATCCGGAAACTTCATATGGGCGGAGATTATCCACTGCTATTCGAGAACACTTGCGGCGGGAGCCTGTTGGAATTGGCGGAGGCGACTCCGCTGTCCAGGGGATACAAGGTCCGGACCCTGGACCCGGTCAAGTATTTGATGTGGAAAAACTACACATATAAAACACACCCTCAATTTTTTACGTGGGCCACAAATTCAACACCCTATGGATTCAATGGAATAATAACCAAGTCCGGACCCTGGCGGGTTGATCCATTCCATTATTTATCCGGGAAGGGAGTCCCGGTGCCACTGATAAGTGGGAGCGGGATTGTCTATGTTCCGCCGAGTCGAGTCCGGATCTTGCAGCAGGGAGAAAAATTCCCGCCTCACCCATATAACCCATGAGACACCAAATAGAAACGAGTAGATAAATGATCCGCCGATTCATCACCCGCTTGATTATTTCTTATTTCAACCGCTATGGGGAATGCCGGCCGGTACAAAGGAAATGAGTCGAATTATGGACATATACAAGGAATCTCCGCCGGTTGTGTTGGATGCGGTCCAGGATGCGGACGGCGTTTACAGAGTGCCGCTGATCGTCGTTCGATGGGAGGCACATTATCATATCGGAATCGATTGGGCAATCGATGATGAGATAAGAGTCCGCATCGGTGAAAAGATGGCCCGGGACCTGGAAAAGATGGCCAGAGATTTATTTCGACATGCGGCCTCCTCATGATTACATATAGTCAATTTGGGATTGAAAAATATCTCGATGCATTATTCCAGCGGCCCGGATTCTTTGTGGAAGTGGGAGCCTGGGACGGGAAAAATATTTCTAATTCCCTTTATCTGGAAAATAAAGGCTGGCGCGGTCTGTGCGTTGATCCATTTCCCCAAAACTTCCAGAGCCGGCGCGCGCAAGTCTGCTCGAAAGCAATAAGCGCAGAGGGAGGAGTCCGGGATTTCATCCGAGTCACCACGGACCGGCGGCATAATGGGGACGTGTCTTATTTCTCCGGGTTCCTGGATACGATCGGCCGGCATGAAGTCACGATCCGGACATATTGCAATTATAAAATTATTCCGCTCGAAACGATCACATGGGACCAGCTAGGGAATGAATATCAATTACCGGAGCTAATCGATTTCCTATCCATTGACACCGAGGGCAGTGAGGCGGAGATTATAGAAAGCATTGATTTCAATCGATATACTATTCGCGTCCTCTGTTATGAACACAATGATGATATGGGGACACGTCGCAGGGCAGGAAATTTTTTAGAGTCAAAAGGGTATTGGCTTTATCAGGCTTTAGACCTGGACGATCTTTATATATTGCCATGATAAAAACTATATCATTCTCTCAGCTGGGAAAATATGGACGGCTCGGAAATCAATTATTCCAGATTGCCGGCGTCATGGGGATGGCGGAAAAGTATAAGGCTCAGGCCGCGTTTCCGGAATGGTCGTATCAACCCTATTTTGAAACCCTGCTCCCGCGCGGGGAGATGCAATCCAGCCAGGTCACGGAGCGATATTTCCATCATTATGATTGGGCGCTGACAGGCGATTCGGATCTGCTTGGTTATCTGCAGAGTGAAAAGTATTTTGGTTCGTTCCGGTTTAAACTGAAAGATGAATTTGTCCATCTCTGCCAGGCTCGGGCCGGGCTGCTGGATTTCTTCCAGGATGAAACCATTTGTATCCACATCCGCCGGGGGGATTATGTCAATAATGAAAACTATTATCAACTCAAACCGGAGTTTTATATTGATGCGCTGATCACTCATTTCCCACACTGGCGGAATTGTAATATATTATTCATCTCAGATGATCCGGAATATTGCCGGGTCCATTTCGGCTGTCTGCCGAATGCCCATTTCTCGAAAGGCTTTTCAGATATTGAGGACATGGCGTTCGCCTCCGGATGCGATCATTTCATTATTTCAAATTCATCATTCGCCTGGTGGTGCGCGTACCTGGGGGAAAAGCCACATACTAAAATAATTCACTGCGGGCAATTGCACGCCGGCCGGCTGGCAAAAAAAGGTCACCGGGATTATTACCCGGATCGATGGATTGAACATAAAAAAGAAAGTTATAAAATTCCGCTGCGGGATGTGACTTTCACGATTCCGGTTTATTACGATCATCAGTACAGAAAAGAAAATCTGGATCTGTCGGCCTACTTTCTATTGTCCTCCTTTGATACAAATATAATCATCACGGAGCAGGGCGCGGGAATGTTTGATTATGTCTCTGCCTGGTCCAAATACATCCGGGCAGAGTATCCGGATTTCCACAGGACCCGGATGCTAAACGATATGTGCAATCTGGCGGATACCGCTTATATAGTAAATTGGGATTGTGACGTAATACTCCCACCCATGCAGATCCTTTTGGCAGTGGAGGAGCTACGCTCCGGCGCTGATATGGTTTTTCCCTATGGCGGAGAATTCGCCAGGATGCCGCGCGCCTGGTTCCCTGTGATCCAAAAGGCTTTAGATATTGGAGTCGTACGCGATGAGCCATTCAAGGGCCGGGAGCCGAATCATAATAGCGTGGGGGGTGCGGTCATGTTCAATCGGGAAAGTTTTTATGATGGGGGAATGGAAAACGAAAACATGGTTTCATTTGGTCCCGAGGACAGCGAACGAAACGACCGATTCAAAATGCTTGGTTATGATGTCCAGAGAGTCGGCGGTACCCTGTTCCATCTCAATCATTATGTGGGACCCAATTCAAGCCCAAAGAATAAACATTTTGCTGACAATCACAAAGAACTGGAAAAGGTCCGGGCCATGGACCGGCAGACACTCCGGGAATATGTAGACAGTTGGCCATGGCGTCACCCGTATACATCCAGGTATTACCATCAGATAAGCGACGGCTCGATCCGGTCCGCGCGGCTGGTCCTGGAGGCGCTTGGATGGATGCCGGAGTCTGTAATCGATATCGGATGCGGAGTCGGCGAATGGAATAACGGTCACCCGGATTATACAGGGGTTGACTTTCGGATAAACAAAAAGGATCTGCTTATCCCAGCTGAGAATTTTATTTCCTGTGATTTGAATAATACCTACCTGGAGCCGGGGCGGAAATATGATCTGGCGTTATGCCTGGAGGTCGCTGAACATTTACGACCCAACCGCGCGGAGGGCTTGATAAAAATGCTCTGCTCTCTATCCGATCGGGTTTTATTCAGTGCCGCTATTCCCTACCAGGGCGGGACGGGCCATATAAATGAAAGGTTCCAAACCTATTGGGCCGGCCTGTTTGCGGAGCATGGATTCGGCGCGGCGGAGATCCAGCCGGCGATTCGGGATTGTCCGGACATTGAATTTTGGTACAGACAGAATATAATTCTATATGAGCGCGGCGCGCGTGGTGTAGTTTGTGATTTCGTATTGCCTGATTATTATTTGCAGATTGTACGGAGCAGGAACGGGACCAAATGAAAATTGATTTCTATGCCTCTCAATCCAATTCAGTCGATCACATGGCTCCGGTATGGAATGCACTTCCGGAGTCCCACCGCGGAAATTTTTATATCACACCCAATCTAATCCAGCACGCGGAAAGTAAAATCGAAAAGTGGGATCTGCTTTATTCGATATTCAATAAGGTCCTGCCCTCGAGTCCCTATCCACTGCTCACCGCTTCTTATGGAGATATGCTCCACGCCTGGAAGCAAAACCCGGGCCGGTCGCTTATCCGGATGGAACACGGAGTCGGCGTGACCTTTGGGACTGCCGGCTATGCCGACGGCCGGGGCCGCCGGGATAAGGCGTCATTGTATTTGTTCCCGAATGAATATCTGGCCGCAAAGCACGCGGCAAATTATGATATACCATATCAGGTGATCGGGACTCCAAAATTGGACTGGCTCCACTGGTCCGGGACGCGGGCGCTCGATAAAACGGTTTGCATTGGATTTCATTGGGGGGACCGGAATACCAATCCGCCGGAGTCGGGCAGTGCATTCGAGTATTATAAAGATATCATCCCCCAGCTGGCCGGGCGATTCAAGATCATTGGCCATGGTCACCCGATGGCAGAGATTAGGCTTAGAAAATTTTTTGAGGGTTTCGGCGTGGAATATGTCCCCGACTTCAATGAGGTCATAAAACGCGCGGCGCTGCTGGTCCATGATATCTCCAGCGTTCTTTATGAATTCATCACGACTGGCAAGCCGGTTATTTTATTGAATGCTCCCTGGTTCCGAAAGGAAAAGCATTATGGGATTCGGTTTTGGGAGTACACAGACATTGGACCGATGATCGATGATCGCGGACAGTTGGGGGATGCGATCTCACTCACCCTCGCCGATCCGAGTCCTTATGAGGCTGCGCGGCAAAGAGCCAAGGCGGATTTATATCCTCACTTTGGTTATTCAGCCTGGCGCGCGGTCAATTCGATATTGGAATTTCTCCATGAAAAAACAACAGCCTGAGGAAACCTTGAGTCTCAAATATGTCCCTCTCTCCACGGTCAAGCAGTGGGGGGATAATGTCAAGCGCCATGATCTGGACACGATAATCAAGAGTATTCAAACCCACGGATTCAAAGATCCGCTAAAATTCGAGCCGGCGCTTAATAATGGAGCCGGCGGGATCGTCGAAGGGAATGGCCGCGACCAGGCTCTTAAATCGATGTTTGCACAAAACCCCAAAAAGCCACCGCGCGGGATCTTGATCGGGGAGGGGGGAATATGGGCGGTCCCGGTCCTGTTTGGCGTGGATGCCAAATCCCAAGCCATGGCCGAGTCTTATGGGTTCGATCATAATCAAATAACCATGATGGGCGGGGATTTGGACCTAGGGCAGATGATGCAAGCCTACACGGACCAGGCGGCCACGATGTTGCAGAGACTGCAGGGGTCCGGGGCGCTGCCGGTTAGTATATCGGCGGAAGGGTTAGACTCGCTCCTGGAGGCGGAGCGGGAACAATTGAACGAACGCAATGAGGAGATCCGGCCGAAAACCATGCTCCGGGTTTTGATATCGGTCCCGGTCGATCTGGCTTTGGATGCAAAGGAATATATAGACGCATTGCGCGAGATTCCCGGCGTCGAAGTGGATGTATCTGGCAATGACTGACAAAGTAAAAACAGATAATTCATATTTAGCGGATAAGGTTGGATTACGCGCGGAGCATTTACCGGCCGGGCATACCATAACGGTCCTGGATTGCTTTGCGGGATCGGGGCGGATCTGGCGCGCGGTCAAGAGGCGACACCCTAAAAAGGATATCCGAATTTTGGCCATGGACAAAAAGAATATTGGGTTTCATTTGCCTGGAGATAATCTTGCCTGGCTGAAATCAATGGATCTGTCAAAGTTCAATGTGATTGATCTGGACGCCTACGGCGTACCTTATGAGCAATTGAAAATTATCCTGGATCGTGGATATAAAGGAATCGTATTTGTGACTTTTATTCAAAGTGTATTTGTAAAAATGCCGAGCGGTTTACTTCATGATGTGGGATTCACGGATGCCATGATTGACAAAGCCCCGGCGCTTCTGAATGCGCGGGGCTTTGATCGTTTTGCGGAATGGCTGGCCGGCTATGGAGTCAAATCCATGTTTCACCGGAGCCACGCTCGAAAGCATTATATTTGTTTTAGTCTCTAATTATGCTGAGGGACATACTTAGGATTAAGATACCCGGCCGGTAGATGTGGCTGGAGATCCTTTTTTATATAATGGGGAATATTATATTTCTGGACCACATCCACCACCCGATGAGTGAAGTCCTCCCAATCGGTCGTTTTAGTCAAGCCGATGTAATTGACCCGGCCGATCTTGAATAAATCCACATAGCCGCGAGTCTCCTCCAGGATCTGCAGAGTCGCCTCTGTGTCAAGGACCGGCTCCAGCGACACCCATGTAAAAATTCCTTGATCGTGAAACCATTTCAGGGTTTCCATTCGGTCCGCCGGAAGGGTTGCGCCGCGTTCCCATTTGAGGGAAAATTTTTCGTCCAGGGATGTCAGAGTCGAGGCGAACGCGTCCCGGTCCGGGCGGAATAAATCCCGGTAGGGTCTGGCCCTGTGCCCGCCCTTGGTGAGGGTACAGAATGCGAGTCCATGCTCCTTGATAATCTCGATCGTTGGGCGGGTCAGGGTTTCATTATTCCCATTGAATGGATCGGTGGTAAAAGATAGCATAACTTGTTTGTCAATGCCGAGCGCCTGATATTTCCGGGCGTCCTTTGTTAGATGGTTCAGGAAGTCCGGCCGGCTTATGGCTCCGGCGTCGAATTCTTCGCGCTTCATTCGCAGAACATCCGGGACATAACAATAAGCGCACTTATGGCCACAGCCGCGGTATGGATTTGTCGAAAGCATGGCATACTCCCCGGCTTGACCGCGCGGGGCGTAAATGTATGTACACCCTTTGACGGAATAACCGTCCTCATTCAATTCCGGAAGTTTTCCGGAATGGACCGGCTGCGGATCTTCCGGCGTGGGGGTTTGATCGTGTTGCTCAAATAGATTGATCTGTGACATGGTTTTTCTTCCTTTCATTAATTATAGTCTGAATGATGGATAATATCCGGGGATCGTCCAGGATAACCCGGATCGCCGGGGATGTTTCCTTATCGATTTTGGATAAGATGGCCATATGATGAGGCGGGAGGCTGATCGTCGTTCGTGCCATGCTCCCGGATTTGTAGAGGGTCGGCCGCTTGGCATTCTTGCGGTATCCGCCGCGCTTGCTTTGTTTGATTGGTTCGTTATTCATTGGATTCTTTCGGTCTAATCACTACACCCCAAAAGGGCATACATACACCGCAATGATCGATAAAGGGATTGCTATGGGCTGCGCCTGTGCAAAGGGTTGCAGTGAATGCAGACGGTTTACCTTTGCGCGCTCTGCGGTCGGTTATGGTTATTGGGGCGTCGTGTCCCTCAACTTTACTTTCAAGCGCGTTGAGGGCCTTGGTTGCGGCCTCGTTCAGGGTGTTGGCATAAACAATCACGTCGAATCCCTCCTGTTTGATTTCATAACGTTCTGATACTGTATTCATGATTTTTTCCTTTCCTAAAATAATGATAGTTGTTCGCCGGGTTGCAGATCAAATGTATATTGGGCCGCGCCTGCTCCCTTGACTTTGGGGAATGATTCCGGGTCCGGCTCTGCAGTCTCTGCAGGAGCGGAGGCTTGGGCCGCTTCCGCCTGGCTCTCTTTATGTTCCGGGGTGCCGGGGATGTTGGCTTTGTGGATGAAGGCCTTTCCCTTGTCCCCGTCATATGTTTTGGAGTCAACGATCTTATCTCCGAGGCGGTTATAGATTGGAATAATATGGCGGTCGGGATCGTTCAAGGCCTTTTCATTGATGCGGACCTTTTCGCCGTATACATCCGTTATATAAATCAATACCGGGTCGGAGTCCCTGTGGCGTAGGCCGATATGAGTCCGGGCGTAGTTGAGGCACTCCTGCCAGTTTTCAAATTTCGAGGCCTTGGAAGTAGATTTAAATATCTGCTTACCGTCCCGGATGATCTCTGAGCCGAATAGGCCGAGGTCTCTGATCCCATAGGTTTTGGATAATTTATTATTGATGGATGACATGATGATTATTTCCTTTCTGAAATAAAAAGATTAGCGGCATGTTGGACGGCCAGAGCGGCCACCTCACACTCTTGTTTTTTGAATGGCTTTCCAATCTCTGCCCAGGCTCGGGCCGCTGAAAGCCAGAATGCGGCCTGATTTTTCAATATGGCCAATTTGGTCCGGCCGATGGTTGGGGGCGTGGTCGTGGATGGATGCGGCGGGTCATTCTTTTGGATTTGGACCGGGACCGGCTGACATACCAGGAAAACATCATCGAATAGATTGGCCTGATTCTGTTGGGTCTGGTACTGGTTCACGATGTTCCGGAACCATCCCGGAGTCGGTCGGGGGTTGTCTCGGAGTGCAGACACGGCCATAAGCTGGCGGTTTGGATCGAGTCCGCCGTCTGATAAAATTTGTGCATATCCGATCTGCAGATTGCCGGAGCGGATCAAATGCTGGAGTTCTGGATTGAGTGTCAAGAGTTTGAGTCTAAATTGGACCTTGATCTTGGAAGTCCCGGCCCGCCTGGCGCATTCTTCGATTGTCCAGGAGAATTTATCGATCCGGATTTTATAGGCTTGCGCCTCGTCGATCGGGTCCAGGTCCACGCGGGAAACATTTTCTGCAAGCATGATCGCGGCCGCTTCCTCATCGGTCAAGTCGGCTATAATTGAGGGTATGGATTCAAGTCCTAATAACGTACAGGCTCGGAGCCGGCGCTCACCGGCGACCAGGGTATACAGTCCATCGATGGATTTTCTCAAGATGATCGGCTCGATCAATCCATGCTCCCGGATGCTGTCCGCGAGTTCCCGCAAAGCCTTTTGGTCAAAGGCTTTGCGGTCGTTGTTTCCGGTGCGAATGGATTTGATCGGGATCTGTTGGACACTTTTCATGAAAATCCGAGTCCCCGTTCTTTCAGTGAAACAAAACCATCGATGCCGATTACGATATGATCTAAAACGTCAACATCAAGAATTTTACCGGCGGCCACGACGGCCCGAGTCACGGCGACATCATCCGGGCTGGGGGTTGGGTCGCCGCTTGGATGGTTATGAGCTATGATGATCGCGGAGGCGTTTAGAATGATGGCTTTGCGGAAAATTTCGCCGGGACGGACTTGGATGGAACTGGCGTTCCCCTTATATAGATTGACACGTTCCAGAATTCTATTTCGGCGGTCCAGGACCAACACGATAAAATGCTCCTGGATTTCGGTTTTGAGATCCGCCAGAAGTGCGGCCGTATCTGCAGGGGATTGGATAAGCGGCCGTTCTTCTCGGACGAATAAAACTTGCTTGGCCGCGCTCAATACCTTACGCTGGCGGGGGGTCAAATCTGCGGCGTCAATGTTCTGGTACAGATTGGTAAGGGTGCCCCATTCTTTCAGAAGGGTTTCGCCGATTCGATCCTTTGGGCTGATGGACAAAAGATCATTTAAGATGGAAATTTCGTTCTGGTTCATTGGTTGGTATCTCCTTGTTACCTTTGAATATATCATACACTTTCTAAGGTGTCAAGGGTTGCTAACCGTCCAATTTTGGCAGATGGTCTGCGAAAATCTGCCATATTCAAAGGGTATATTATGGTAGCGAAAAAACCGAAGGGAAAACCAAGGGGAAAGGGGAAACCATTTCAACCGGGATTTGATCCACGGCGACACCTGGACGGCCCGCCGCGGAAATTCGATGAACTGCGGGCCATGGTCTTGAGGCTATTTGAGGAGGAAATATCCGTCGATGTGGGGGAACAAACAGTCAAGCAGACACAGGCGGAATTTATGCTCCGGACCTGGATACTCTCTCAAGACGGGTTCAAGCAGAATAAAGCACTGGAGATTGGATTCGGAAAGGTCCCGGATGAAATCAATGTCAATACATTCGACGTGAGCAGATTCATCCAGGAGAATATAGAACTGTTTACAGATGGTCAACTGCAGAGACTGCGGGCCGGTGAATCAGGTGAGTCAATTCTGGCTGAGGTGATCCGGGAGGTCATGCAGGCCAAGACGAAAAAGAAATGAATCTCGATCTGACCATCCAGGCGGAATTAGAAATCCGGCGGCGCAAGCGCGCGGGGATTACTCTCACGGCTCCGGCCCGCTGGGATGAATGGCTGACCACGTTATTCCCGAATCATTTCAATAAACCATTTGCGCCGCGTCATGCGGACTTTTGGAAATGGATCGATGGTATCCGGCCGGGGATTGCTCCGCGGCCGTTCTGTGCGTTCTGGTCCAGGGGAGGCGCTAAGTCAATGAGCGCAGAGGGAGCAGTCATCAAACTGGCGGCTCATAATGTCCGCCATTACGCTTGGTATATCTGTTCAATCCAGGACAAAGCCGATCAACACGTCGACTCTATTTCGACCATGCTGGAGTCCAGTGAGACGAATAAATACTATCCGGAGATATCGGATCGGGCTGTCAATAAATATGGAAATTCAAAGGGCTGGCGGCGGTCACGTTTGCGGACCGCTTCCGGATTTACGATCGACGCGCTGGGATTGGACACCGGCGCGCGGGGCGGAAAGATGGACGAACACCGGCCCGACTTGATGATCATCGATGACGTTGACGAAAAATTTGATAGCTTCGCCACAACCAAAAAGAAATTGGAAACCTTATCCAATACGATCCTGCCGGCTGGCTCCAATGATTGCGCGATTCTATTCATTCAAAATCTGATTACTGCTGACTCAATCGCCTCCCGGTTGTTGGATGGCCGCGCGGAGATGCTGGCGGATAAAATAGTCTCCGGTCCCTTCCCAGCTGTGGAGAATTTGGAATACGAGCAGATCAACGGAGCGTATACCATCACCGGCGGCCGGCCGACCTGGGAAGGGCAAGACCTCGAAACGTGCCAGGCACAAATGACTCGCTGGGGGTTCACGGCATTCATGAATGAGGCACAACACCGAGTCGACAAGACCGGCGGGATCTGGGATGAGATAGATTTCCAGCACTTTAGATTTGAGGACAAGCCGGATTATGTGCGTACGGCTGTATGGGTCGATCCGGCGGTATCTTCAACCGATGAATCCGATTCGATGGGGATCACGGCCGGCGGAATAACAAAACTCAAAGTCGTCGATTATATTTATGGATGGGAGGATATCACCACACCGGAGGACGCGCTCGAACGGGCCATAAGAAAAGCCATTGAAATAAAATCCCTGACCGTGGGAGTCGAAACGGACCAGGGCGGGGATACCTGGCGGAGTGTCTATCTCCGGGCACTGGATGAGGTCAAGGAGAAATTAAAAAAAGAATTGACAGAGGCGGAATACAAATCCATCTCATGGCCGCGATTCAATTATGCCAAAGCCGGCGGGACCGATGAAACGACCGGGCACGCGTACGGGTCCAAGGTCGAGCGAAATAGTAAACTGCTTCCATCATATGAGAATGGAATGGTTCGGCATATGATCGGGACCCATGCAGTAATTGAATCGGCGCTCCGCAGATTCCCAAAGGCTCCGCTTGATGTCGCCGATTCATGGTTCTGGACCCACAAGGATCTGACCGGGGGCCTAAAACAAATGGGGGCGTGGCCGGTCAAGTAGTGTTATAATTCCAGTCACAAATTAATCCCGCGTTCCTTGTCTGTTTCAAAAGACTGGCCGCATTCGTTCCCCTGTGGGATGGATGCGGATTTTTATTATATGCCTGCCAAACGAAAACCAAGCGTAAGGACCAACAACAAGAAAGCCCGATCGAAAGAATTCGACCAGGCTCAATTCGTTCTCAGTACGTTCCGCAATGCTCAGGAGATGTCGCGGGCCATGTTGCATGGCCGGCTGGGGACTCAATTTGGGGGAAAGCGGGATCTATATAAAACCTTTGGTTATCCATTCAGTCCAGATTATCACGACTACCGGAATCTATATGATCGGCATGGGCTGGCCGCGCGTATCATTGATAAGTTCGCCGACTCCACCTGGGGCAAGGCTCCGGTTTTGATCGATGGCAATGGGCGCTCGGATGATATCGGGGAGCAGGCGACTCCCTTCCTGGTCCAATGGGATAAACTTGTCAATCGCCTGGGGGTTTATCAAATCTTCCGCCAGGCAGATATCATGTGTGGCATTGGAAAGTATTCCATAATCTTTTTGGGCGCTCCTGGAGAAAGTTATGCAGAGCCGGCCGGGGAGAATGGTTTATTTTATCTGGCGGCCTATGATGAAAATCAAGCGAGCATAACCCAATTCATCCAGGATGAACGGAACGAAAAATTTGGGATGCCGGCAGAGTATACCGTCTCATTCAATTCCGTCGATCAAGGCGTCCAATTTACCGGAGGGTCATCGGTCCATTATTCCAGGGTTGTGCATGTATCCGAAAACCGACTCGGCTCTCGGATCTATGGACGGCCGCGACTGCAGACCATTATTAATCGTTTATTCGATTTGGAAAAGGTCACCGGCGGAGGCGCGGAGGCTGCATGGCTGGCAGTGTATAAGGGCATTCTCTTATTGCCGCGCGAGGGATACACCACGCCGGAATCTGATTCGCCGGTCATGAAAAATTTGGATGAGCAAATGACCAAACTCATGAATCAGATCCAGCGGTACGCCGTGATCGATGGGGCGGACGTGCATGATCTCGGAGTCGAGGAAGTCCGCATCCGGGATATATACGACACACTCAAAACGGATTTGTCCGGATCTGTTGGAATCCCTCAGCGGATTCTATTCGGTGCCGAGCGCGGGGAATTGGCCTCCAGCCAGGACCAACAGGAATGGAATGGAACGATCAAGAGCCGGCAAAATAATTTTGCAGAGCCGGAAGTATTACGGCCGTTTGTCCAGTGGTGTATTCAGCATAAAGTTATCCCACCACCCGCAAGCGGAAAATTTAATGTCGAATGGCCGCCGGTCTATACCATGAATGAAATCGAGCGCGCCAATTATGCGCTGGTCGTTGCACAGGGAGCGAACACAATAACGAACGGCGTACCGGATGAGGCCATATCTATCGATGAATGGCGCGGCGAATTGGGAATGCCGCCGATGGTTGTGATCCAGCCGGCGAATCCATTGATCAAACCGCCGGGGATGGTTCCGGGGAAACTTCCGACAATGACCTCTCTCCCGGATCTTCTCAAGGCCGGCGGGAATGGGAACGGAGCGAATGGCCATGGGCTGGCGGTCCATAATGATTTTGAGGACCATGCAGGCCGGCCCGGGAAAGTTGGTGGGAGCCTGCCGCGCGAATCAGGCGGAGGCGGACCGGCTAAGGATACGGGATCGCGGAAGATCCTGGAACTGCTCCGGGATAGTCCAGGCGGGTTTTCTTATCGGCCGGCGTCGAAGGATTCGCCAAAGGGCGGATATATGACCTCCATCGAAGATGGTCCAATCTTTTCGCCGGATCTGTCTGATGATGAGGCGCTCCAGCAGATTGATTCATTCCTGACCTCAAAAGCCGATTTGCTAAAGGGTTCAAATATGTATGTCGGGGGATGGTTGAATGAAGAGGATGGTAAATTCTATTTGGACGCGTCCGGGAATTTCGACAGCCTGGACGAAACCATAAAAGTCGCGGCCGCCACAAAGCAGAAAGCGATCTTTGATATGAATACCTTCAACACTGTTTTCTTGTCTGACTATCTATCCGAAAATCCGGGGCTGGATATTCCAGCCGATCAACGAGAATGGTATGCCGCGAATCCAAAGTAAAAGCCCTCCGAGATCGGAGGGCTTTTTTTATTCTGCCGGCTTTGTTTCATCCGGGTTACCATCTGGAGGCGGAGCCGGGTATAGGTCCGGGTAGAGTTTATGCGCTATCTCTGGATTACGTGCGGCCCATTCATCGCGTAATTGCTTGATGGTCTGCAGGATCTGCGGGGACTCCACTCCCTGGGGGAATTGGATTCGGGTTGGCTTAGTTGGTTTGTCTTTTGCCATGTCTGACTCCGTTCTTATTCCTTTTATTATATCCTGATAATCTGATTAGAGAATGAATGACGGCGGTTTCGTAAACGGTCCAGGATGAATAACCGGCCGCGCGGGCGATTCTGTTGAGATCCGCCCGGCGCTTTGCCTGCCTGCCTTTCACGGATTCGGGTTTATCTTTCATTCTGCTCCCCTTCCCTGATGAATACCTGCTCGCCGGTGGTAGCGTCCAGGATGCGGGAGATTGTCCCGTCGATGAAATAACAATCGACGGCGACTCCCTTCACTTCCACAGTACAGGAGTATTGAGAGGGGGAGAGAGTCCCGTCTGTGAAATCTGTGAAATCAAGATCGCTGACCTCACAATTAAGGGCGTCTGAAATTTGTATATCGATGAATTTAGGCATAAGGTTTACTCCTGTTCTGTGGGTCCAAAATATTTTTTTATGATCCGTTCGGCGTTGTCACTATTCCAGCGGCCGCGATAAGCCTGGAAAGCGAATTCACCGACGGAGGGGGAATACCGGAAACCGTTCTTTTTTAATTCTGCGTAACATTCCCTAGATACGCGGGCGGAAAAGATAAGCTGGAGCCGGTTGGCTTCCGCATTGTCCACGATCTGAACGCCGCAAATGGTTTTCTCTGAATTGGTGTCATTCTCATGAGCCTTGATAAACTGCAGGCGCTCTTTCAATCGGCGGAGGTTGGCTCCGTTGTTTGTGATTTCAAAGCTGGCAAATCCAAGGCGGCCGATATAATCCGGAGTCAATAAATCATTGATCCGGGTTTCAGAAAATCCAAGGGCTGCCAGTCCGGCCCGGTCCTGTTTGCGGGCCAGTTTATTCGCGGCTTTCATTAGGTCCTGGCGCTGCTCCAGTTGCGCTATGCGCTCCTCCAGTTTGTCCGCGGCGGCCGGGTCATCTGTGAATATGGCGGTATTATTTTTTGCCGCTTCCGCTCGATCGGCGAGGTCCTGAGACTTTTCGTAAAGGGCAAAGCCTTTGCGGAATTTGTTTTCGATGCGCCCTCTATAATTGCGGTCCCTTGCTTCGCTGTGATGACCGATCAGGATCGGCTGACCGAATGGAATAATGCTGGCCATATCATGGGCCTGAGCGATCAAGCCGGTCGATTCCTTTTCGGTCCGGAGGCTGGCGGCTTTCAATCTTAAATATCGCTTATATCGTTTTTCTTCGTATTCTTCGGGGGTTAGTCTGGACATGGTTTTTTTCTCCTTGTCTATTGGTTCCCCTCCCCGGATGGTCCAGGGAGGGGAATGATTGATTACGATCGGCGCTCAAGCTGTGCGAGCTGGGCGGCTTTGTGGAATACACTATCCGGGGCAAGTAAAAGAGATCCGCCGATGATCTCCAGGTCTGATTCAAGGTCCGGATTAGAAATCTCATGAGCGGCCCAAGTGATGCCATTGATCAAACCGAATCGAGTGTCCCGGCCTTCGGTGCCGACGGCGATTCGGGTCTGGACCGATTCACCCCAGCCGTACTGCTTGCACAGTCCGGAAATCACATCTGAAAAATCCGGGATCTGCTCCGCGTCGGCCTTGATGAATTGATCCAGCAGATGAGCGGCAAAAGGTAGAATATCAACGATCGCGGCCTTGATCAATGTTAGTTTGCTGGAGGCGTTGCCCAGGTGTAGGAATTCATAGGCATTGGTTCGATCATCGACAATGATGGAATTCTGACAGGAATGCCGCTGAATGAGGGGGAAGATTCCGCCTCTGCGGTTCCCGGTTTCACCATTGCGGATATATGTTCCGATGCCATAACCACCGCGGCCGCCGGGCAGTTGAATATCTTTCCAGATGATTCGAATATTCAGGCTGTCCGGGTTCACGGATGAATTACGGGTCACACTGTAAGGGAGATTGCTTCCCTCGGCTACCTTGTTGAGAATATCCAACAGGTGAGAATTATCGATCTTCGTGAATTTATCCGATAGGACCGCGCGGGCGTTGTCGTCGAATGAACGCACAAGCCAGTTTGTCGAAGTGCCTTGTAGATGATCGTTCAAAAGGCCGGCCCGCTGCTCCGGGCGCAATGCGAGCAGATAATCAGAGGGGAGTCCCTTTACTTTATCTTTGCCGAAAACAGTGGGGCCGAGTTTAGTAAAAATCTGGCTCCAGGCCCACGGCGTAGGATGTAGAGGGGAAGGGGAAACACTTTCGCCGAAAAGATTATTTTCAACGGCGGGGACCAATCTGGATTGGTCATCAAAACTGAATTGCCGGGCCGGGGCTTGATAGTCGGCCTTATGGCTGTCCTGCTCGATGCTTTGATCTAACAGGCTTTGTACGGTGGTCGTGCTGGTCGTGTCTAACATTTTGAATCTCCTTGTTTTTATGACGGTTGGGAAAATATGGTTTTATACCGTCTATCCTGCTCCGGACCCGATAAGGTCCGGACCAGGCTAGAGGGAATAAATCAATTTACTGGCGGGAAGGGTGACCCCATTCAGATAATTCATTTTCGATCCGAGTCTGTTCCGCCGGAATGGGTTGGGTTTGGCGAACGTCGCATTTATCACAGACATGATATAAAACAAAATGCTCGCCATTTGTGACGGCTCGCCATGAGTGTTGGCATTCGTCGGTCACCACATCATACGCATTTTTCAATTCGCTCCGGATAATGGATTCGCCGGCGTCTCTGGCGATTGTCGCCGGTCCCCGGTCTGTGGTTCCCCATTGCGTAAGGGTGAACGCGCTACCATTGAAAACGAGTTGAAGGGTGCCAAGTTTGGTTTGTGCAATGACCACGGAGCCATGTTTTTTGGCGATCCGGATGTCTCGACTGGCGGCCGCGTCCAAGGCCTTTTGGATGGGGCTGGGCTGGTCCTTATAGTGGAAGCGAATTCTAACGGCGTTGAATTCTTTGGCCCAAGCTGGGATGCTGTTGGATTCAATTGCCGTGATGACGTATTTCCGGCGGAGCGTTTTGAGTGTTTCCTCAATACCTTCCAGGAGGTACAGGGCGCTTCCGTTGTGGTTATCTTCGCTGGCGTCGCATCCAGCCAGAAAACCGGCGGGCTTTTCAAAGTGTTTGGGTTTGGTTGTCATTGGTTAAATCTCCTTGTTTGTTTTGGTTAGGGTTATCAAACGATCCTTGCCATGATTTTCACCACCGCAGGAGCATTCACAGATATGGCCTCTGGCTCCAGTGCATCGATGATCGCAGGGAGTATCATTCTTGTGGCCTATGATGGTCTGGCCGCTGATGCGGTTGGAATTACAATTTGGGCAATGTCCATATTCACCACGAAACGGGCCGGCTCCGAGAAAACCCCATTGGGGTTTATGGTAGCCGTACCGGGTATCGAAGGTCCAGCCGGTGCAAGTCAAAACGAGATCGGCAGTCCAGCGGAATCCACATGGTTTATAGTGGCACTTGAACGCAAAACGCCGGGTTTTGTTTTCCGGTTTGTTGGGGTAATCGTAGGGATTATTTTGATCAATCATTGAATTACCCGTCAATAACTTTCAATGAGCCATGAAGGTTCCGGGAGTGCAATTCCGCAATAACGGAATTTATAACATCCTGGCGGGAATTGCCATCAAAGCGGATCTGCTCACCGGCAAGGGCTGTATTTCCGCCGTAACAGATTGAAGGGCTGAAACCTTCATAATGGGCCGGAATGGTAGCCTGGCATACCTGGCTCCAGCGTTCCGGGCTAAATGTGATGTGGAGGGAAACGTTTGTTTTCATTGGTTTTATCTCCTTGTTATGACCCATTTATACCCGATATATAACGGTCTGTCAAGGGTTGCTAACACACCAATTTTAGGGGGTTGGGGGGTATAATTTCCCTATGTTCCAAACCAGCCGGCCGCGCGTACGGTCCATTTTTACGGGTCCAAGGATCATCCAGGCGGGACCGATCCGGAAAATGGAAGGTCATGAGATATATAGATTCATCGATGAATTCACACCCGATGAGATCCGCCAGGCAAAAGACCTTTGGCGCGCGTATGCCGGCCGCGGGGATCTGATTGAATTCACTGCAGATGAAAAGCGGAGCGATTTGAGATTATTCGATAATCAAGTTTTGCAGAATGATTTTCCGGACCATGCCGGGCGTCCTGGTCAAGTGGGGGGGAGTCTGCCAAGGGAGTCCGGCGGGGCGTCTGGATTGGATTTCAATAAGTCCAATAATATATCGATTGCAGGAGCAGAAGCGGAACGGCTCGGAATGAAAGTCACAACAACCAGCCTTACAAAAGTCCCCAAAGATGAGCCGGCTAGTTATAACAATGTGACCGGCGAAATATTTATAAATCCTCGGGCGGGCTATTGGAAGGACCCAAAAGGGAACGCGTCAAAGATTCATAAAGCGGGCTGGTGGTCCTCCTCGAATCCATTACACCCGGTTTATCACGAACACGGCCATGAAAAATTTGATCCGCCGATCAATTGGAACGGCGGCCGGGATGCGGCGCTGCGGGTTAGCAAATATGCGGCCGTCAATCCGCGTGAATTTGTTTCCGAGGTTTACGCTGGCTTGCGGGATGGTCAAACCTATGATGAGGAGGTCATGAGATTTTATGACTTCTATGCCAGGGAGAGAAAATGAGCGCGCGGCCACGTTATGGATACAATCCGAATAATCTTTCCTACTATGCCGAAACATCCAGGGGCCGGCGGACCATTCCAGACAAATCGATCAAATTGGATATCAATCGATTTGTCGCCGGGGTCCAGGCAGAGGCGCGGGCGCTCATGTCTCAATTGATAGCTGGGACCATTGACCCTCAGCGATGGTACGACGAAACGGCCCGGCTTGCTAAATTATCCTATCGGGTCACGGCCGACATTGCGCGCGGCAGTGATGAGCAGATGAGCGAAGAGGAGAGGAATCACTGGCTGGAGATTGCCTTGCTCCTGCTCCTATTCCTAAACGATTTGACGGATGATATCTCCTCGGGACGGATGCCGGCCAATGGAATCGCGCTGGCTCGCTCCGGGAGATTGATCGGGGCCGGGAATGGTTTATTTGAAAACTGGCGGCTCTGGTCCGCCGGTATAAGTGGATTTACAGAGGCGCGGCGGATCTTGGGGCCGAACGAGAATCATTGTCATGATACGCACGATCGGCCGGGCTGCATTGAATTGTCGGCCTTGGGATGGGTGCCCATTGATAAGTTTGTTCCCATCGGCTCCGCCACTTGCCGGGAACATTGCAAATGCCGGGCGGACTTTCGGCGGAGTTCATAGCGTATCTTTTGGAATATAATTACGTCATGTCCTCCAGCATGATTCAGGTAAAAGCAGACAGAAGGACCATTTCAGATATCTCCGCCCGCGCGCACAGCCTGGCGCGCGAGATTGACCGGCTCCCGCCTGGGTTTACATATACGATCCAGGTCGTGAAAAATGAATTGGATGAAATAGATTGGAGAGTCGAGATCATTCGATCGGAGTTTATCCGGAGATTGTCCCTGAGAAAAAAGGAATATCTGCCTGAATAAATATGATATAATCAGGCTAACAATTTAATCCCGCGTTCCTTGTCTGTTCCATGATTGACTGGCCGCATTCGTTCAAATGAACGGGTGCGGCTAGTCGCGTTTAAACCGGAGTGTTTATCAGTGCCCTGGAAAGTGTTTCCCGAAAACGGCCGCTACTGCGTCCACAAATTGAATGCAGATGATTCAAAAGGGGAGGAGGTTGGATGTCATGATTCAGAAGGGGAGGCCATGGCACAGATCAAGGCCCTGTATGCAAATACCAATGTAAAAGAGTCGATCATGAATTCCAGGATCTTTGGGAATTCATATGAGCCTATAAGTCACAAGGGCCGAAATTATTGGGTCGTGCCAGGCGTCCCGGTCCGGGCCCAAGTGATGAATGATTATCTGGTTCCGCCGGCTGAGATCGGGGATTTTGTCCAAGCCTGGAACGGAACACCCATCACCATCCACCACCCTAAAATGAATAATGGTTCTGTCAATGTCCCTGATCCGGATGTCGCAATCATCGGCCGATTCTATGGGTCCAAATTTGATGGGCAGAGGATGACCGGCGAATATTGGATCGACCTGGACGAGGCGAAGAAATACGAAGAGGGGAATACTATTCTTCAAAACATTGAAGCGGGGAAGATCCTGGAAACCTCCACAGGTTATTTTGCACAGGAGGACCATACGCCGGGAATGTATAACGGCCAGTCGTATCAATTCATTCATAGAAATTTACGCCCGGACCATATCGCCATTTTGCCGGATAAGGTTGGGGCCTGCTCGGTGCGGGATGGCTGCGGAGTCAATCTCAACGAATCCACGGTCCCGGCATACAAAGCGGACCATCTGCCGGCCGCGATGCTGTACGGGTATTCATTCAATAAGGGGAGCAGAACGGCGGAGCAGTTGGAAGGGTTACGCAATCACATCAAAGAAAAGGGAATCGATAAACCTGTTTCATTGATGCGGACAGAGGAAGGGGAAATAAGAATCCTGGACGGCAACCACCGAGTCGCCATGGCCCAGGAGCTGGGAATAGAACAAATCCCGGTTGAGTGTGTCAACCAGGATTTACAACCGATCAATGCAGAAATCTTATATAAAGAATGGTTACACAAAAACGATCAAATGTATCTGCATTGTGCCTCGTGTGATTGTCCATATAAAAATAAAAATACAATGACGCCGGCGACCAGAAGCGCCGGGGCATTGGAACAAAATGAGACTATTGGAAAGGAGTCACAAATGGTAACGATTCAAGATTTGTTAAATAGATTGAAGGGGAATGGTTGGACGGTCAAGACCAATGACGCCGGCGAACTCGAAGAAATAAAAGAGCCGGCCGCTCAGGTCCCTCCGGAACCTAAGAAAGAGGACGAACCCAAGCAGAATGAAGGGGAATGGACCCCTGAGGATATGGCCGCGGTCAAGGAATTGATCGCACTGCTTCCAACCCTCAAACAATTAATGGGAGTGACTCAGGATGTAGGCGAGGCGATTCAAATGGCCAAGCAGATCAAGGCCAATGAAATGAACGGCCGCGAAAACCTGATCAATTCCATTACCTCCAGCGTGGCGAATGTTTACAGCAATGAAGAATTGCAGGCCATGTCCACAGCGACGTTGGAAAAGATAAACGCGCAAGTGCATGTTAATTATGCTGGAGCCGGCGGCCCTCAGGTGTTTGAAAACGCCACTGCTCCGCTGACTCGCTTGCCTGTGATCCTTGCTCCGGTAAAGCAAAATTAAAAGCGGTGGTACTCCCACACTGCAAAGGAGAATAAAACAATGGGAACACATAATATTATTTTGATAAATGTCCGGAATGAATTTGTCCCGCGCGAGTATCCGCTCAAAGACGGGGAAGAAATCACGCCGGGGATGTGGGTCGAGCTTTCTTCTGGAGATGCTCAGCCACATTCATCCGCGTCGGCGGTGCCCTCACCGCTTATGATCGCGGTCGAGATGCCATTCCGGCCAAGGTCTGCCGGTAGTAATTTAGGCAGCGGAATCGCTGATCCATATGACCAGGCTGGGGAGAATGTGCCCTGTCATTATGCCCTCGCCGGTGATGTTTTGAATTGTCTGCTGGCTCCAGGTGAGGACATTACAGAGGGGACGTTATTGGAAAGTGATGGAGCCGGCGGAGTCCAAGCGGGCGCGAGTACGTTCCTGCGCGCGTTGGAGGATGTCGATAATAGCGCGTCCTATGAATACGCGCGAATCAAAGTGGAGGTGCTGTAATGGTCGCCCCTGTTGTAACAAACAATATGCACGAAATTTTTTCACGGGGGTACATGCAGAATGGAGAGGTTCTTGATCCGGATGCGCTCCGCCCGTATGTCAATCAGAAGGGTATAAGCGTCGTGTCTGTATTCGCTGGTTATCGCGATGTAGTGCAAAATGGAGTCCATGAGACTCAGCCTGTCTATATGGAAAAACAGGTTTACATGAATGCGCTCCTGCGAAAAGGCGATTGGGAAGCAATCGACAAAGAGGTACAGGACATCTACCGGACTCCTCTTGTCGGGATCGATGATCTGCGTTCCTATGGATTGGTCAAGTCGATCAATGATATCGGCGTAAGTGTTACCACGTATGAGCAGGCCTCCGATCTCTCTCCGGCTGATGTGTCCATGACCTTGACGCCGAAAAAAGGGGATGAGGATCTGACTTCCTTCGAGCCGGTATCCACACCCATTCCCATCACGTCGAAACCGTTTTCGATTGACCTCCGCACGCTCTCCGCGTCCCGGCGCAATGGTCATGAAGGGTTGGACGTATCCACCGCGCGCACTGCAACGATCAAAGTACGCGAGGCGCTTGAGGATATGTTATTCCTCGGCTCATCGGTCCAGATGGGGAGCCTCCCCATTTACGGATACACCACGCACCCGAATCGCCTGGCGAATACCGCGGGCGGGTTTGGTGGTGGTGATTTCGGGACCGACACAAATGGACATAAGACTCTCGTCGGCATGATCGATAGTCTGGCCGCGCTGGGCTTCCCTGGTCCATTCGGTGCGTATGTGGCAAACGCTCAATACCGCGAGTTATTGACCCTCACCGGCGACAATAAGAACGAGACTCAATTGTCGGTGATCCTGAAAACCATTCCGGAATTGAAGTTCGTCCGGCGTGGGACCAGGCTGACCGCGGGCCAGGTGGTTGTAAACCAGTTGACCAAAGATGTCGTAAATCTGGTTGTTGGTCAAGACGTGACTCCTATCAGTTGGCAAGAGTTCGGCGGATTGAAAAACGATTTCCGGATTATGGCCGCGATCGTTCCTGAGATTCGCTTCGATGCAAATGGTAATTGCGGAGTCGCTCACGCTACCGGCGCATAATGTAAGGCGCTAT